CCCAGGTTTAATTACCTAAGACATCCTCAAATTAATGAAGAGCATGGAATCCCTTTTGGATACCAACCAGTCACTAGTGCCACTAGACGACTATAAAATCCTTTGGGGTGAAACCCAAGGACTTTCTCCAGAAGATCTTCTGGACATAGAACAAAAATCTGTTCATTTCTCGGCAGACTTGACCGAGGCAACCTATAACATACCGTTTAAGGTCATAGATGAAAACAATCAAATATGTAACGAAGTTATGGCGGACTTCGTACCGTGGTTAGTTTTCCACGAACTGTTCTCCCTTAAAAAGAGGACAGTCGATATGCAACCGCTTATCGAACAGGGCTATTGGGATGGCCCTGATACCGTGGTGTCAACCCGCGGTACTTTTATGGGGGACGGAATGTCCTTTATACACCTCTCACTTTTGTTGAGTGGTTTAGTCCGTGCATCATGCATAGACTTAGATGAGCCAAATCGGCCATTCGGACAGAGCGTAGGAGACGACCTCGTCCTGTTAGCAGCTAAGTTTTTAGTGTGCTTAAACTTCTGTAGACTAGCAGAAGCGATCGGCTGTAAATTCAGCAAACTGAACGCCATCTCTGATGATAGCGCTATCTTCTGTGAAGAAAATGTTTGTTCACCAAGTGATTTGGAGAACTATGAAGATCTCAAGAACTTCGCAGAGTCGATCTTTGGTGATCTACTCTTCCTTGATATAATCAAGGGAAGCCTTATGAGCGGCCGCTCTAAGGTTAAAGCCGATGGGAAATCTCCCTTTATCGGTCACGCGTCTGCATTAAATAAGCAGATACGATGGAACCCTTACGCTTCCACAAAAGAACGATCTAAAATCTTTCTTTGGGCTTCCAACTTTATGGAGGCGAAACGACTAGGCAGCGCCATGGCGTCACTTCCCCATCCACTTGGTGGAGCTGATCTTGCAATTGGCACGATCCTAAACTATCGTGATGATAAGTTCTACAAGGAAATGCTTCCTTATTACGAGAGAATGCTAACTCTCGAACTTGGGGATTTCCTCAAGTACTATATACTATTAACAGGTATATACCGCGCGAACCCAAAAGGATTCGTATGGGAAAATGATTGGAAAATCATCAAAACAGTAATCGAAGACTGTGAAATATTGGATAAGCCAAATATTGACACCCTCATTCCTGAAGGGTGGAAAGGGGATAGAAACAACCCCTTAGAGAAATTGAAATACATCAATCTCGAACTCCGATTGATATCAATCAGAGATCTCGCCGATGAACTTTGTCGGAGAGAAGCCTTCCTAAAAATGTGGGAAGGAAAAGTTAACAAAAGCTTTATGACATTGAAAGTTACCAATGTAAGGCAAAGATCAAACAAAGCCTGGGCTGTAATTAAATCAAATTTGCAGCCGATGCCTCCGGAAAATTTCAGAAGCAAAAACATGAGCGACCTCACATTGAAGTTCCAGGAGCGATCCTGGGGCCTATACGTCAGTAAAGACGATCCCGCTATAAGCAGAGCTTACTGCGGTACTCCATCTTTGTTTATGGACCTCGACGACTATTTAGTCACCGAACACCCCCCTGAAGAGGGTTAGAGTTGAGCAAAATTTGCCAACTCTTAAGCGTATAATGCGCAGAAGGGGATCATAATGATCTCCTA